TGGATTAAAACAAATATATATCCCACTCACCCTCGCACCACGCGATTTATGCGCTCAGAGCTGGAAGCTGCGACCGCTAGCACTGTGTCGAACCTTTATATAAACTACACAGACGCCACCGCGCTCGATCATTTTCGCAAATATAGCGCAACCGGATGCACCTCCACGGCAGTAGGGCCTGATGCGGCAACCAATAACATTATTGTGAGGCTCGTTAAGACAACAAGTCGAGTCAAGCCCAACCTTTCAGGGTATGCGGTCTTTGACGATGATGATTATCCGCACCTCAAGACCCACGTGGTATTCTGGCACGATAGTTTGTCGAGCATCACAGATGCTAAGTTGCAACAATACCGTCTCGACATGACCAATTTGTATGACCAACTAGATAAGAAATTGAACAACCTAGGTGGTCTTTGGGTGTTGCCGCAGATCCGTGGGGGAGTTAACAAGGAAAACCCCCTCTCTATAAACAGGGTTCGCTAAATGAGCATAATTAAACTAGCTAATCTAGAGGGCTTAGAGTACCTGGGCGCAGTTGATAAAAATTCCATTGATTTAGTTTTCACGGACCCCCCTTATATTACTTCACGCTCTAGTGGGATGGATAAGTGGGTTGACCATGTGGAGGCCCGCCGAAAGAGCGCCAACAATTTTAAAACCGAGGCCTCGTGGCGATCCCTCAAGACGGCCACGGAATGGAAAGAGTGGTGTCGTCAAGGCAACTACGCCCCGGGGAAACAAAGACTAGCTGCCTTGCGTACAGCTAAGCGCAATTACCTAAAGTATGGTTCCATTTACGGGGCTAAGTATGCCGTCAACACCGACTATGGAAAGTGGGACTCGGAGTTCACGATGCAGGAAATGGATGACTTTGTAAAAGAGTTCTATCGCGTCCTGCGACCCGGGGGCACCTGCATTATCTTCTTTGATATTTGGAAGATATCGTATCTTAAAGAGATAATGGAAAAACATAAGTTTAAGCAGATTCGCTTCATTGAGTGGATTAAGACAAATCCGCAGCCTCTGAACAGCAGCCGCAACTATCTGACAAACTGTAGGGAGATTGCTCTCTTGGGAGTCAAAGGGGGCTCCCCCACCTTTAACAGCAAATATGACAATGCGGTTTACCGCTTCCCACTCCAGGGAGGAAAATATAGAATTATGCCAACCCAGAAGAGTACCGCTCTTTGCGAAGCGTTGATTGAGAAACACTCCAATGAAGGAGATCTGGTTTTGGATCCGTTTATGGGCTCTGGCACAACAGCAGTTGCAGCTCACAATACAAATCGAAATGTAATGGGTTGCGAAGTGAGAGAAGAGATGTTCGACCAAATGATAGAAAGGGTAACGGGTGAACTAAATGGCCAAGAAGAATCGAGAAAGAGAGCGCAGCGTACACAAAAAGAAGACCAGGATCGGCAACAGCGTGAGAACGAAGACTGGCCAACCGGGCCCCAACGGGGGGAACAAGAATTACCGCAAACGTTATAGGGGGCAAGGAAAATGATCGCTGATATTGTAGTAGGCCTTTCGTATGGTGACGAGGGCAAAGGAAAAGTTACACATCACCTCTTGAAGTCGGGAGAATATACTCACTGTCTTCGATTTAATGGCGGGTGCAACGCAGGTCACACTATCTATCATGAAGGTGAGAAGTTTGTAACCCACCACATCCCAGCAGGCGTCTTTTTTGGAGTTAAGTCTATCATCGGCGCCGGTTGCGTTGTAAACCTTGAACAGTTTTATAGCGAAATTGAAATGTTGCACGCGGCAGGCATTGAAACGGCCGGCTTGGTATATATTGCACACAACGCCCATATCATTACGGATGAACACCTAGAAGAAGATGGCAAAGACACCGCCATCGGCACAACAAAGAGAGGCAACGGCCCAGCTTACCGCGCCAAATATGGGCGCCATGGCTTGCGTGCTTGCGACGTCCCTCGTCTTATTGAAAGTGCATATCTTATCGATCTTTATCGGGAATTATACGAAAAGGACGTTAGCCCCGTAGTGCTCTGTGAGGGCGCTCAAGGCTTTGGGCTGGACATTGATTGGGGCGACTACCCCTATGTGACTTCAAGCCACTGTACGGCTGGAGGGGCACTGCTCAATGGCATCCCTCCGCAAGCAGTGCGGAAGGTATATGGGGTGGCCAAGGCCTACGATACCTATGTGGGGTCTAAAGACTTTCATGGTAAGGGCCGAGCCTTTGATCTGATTCAGCAACTGGGAGACGAGTTTGGGTCCACCACCGGGCGCCCACGACAATGCAATTGGCTTAATGTGAAGGACCTAAAGCGCGCCATCAATATCAATGGAGTAACCGACCTCATTATTAATAAAGTAGACATTCTGCGCGGCGCCGATAAGTGGAACCTGCGATCATACAAGAACGATTCTATCTTTATCCAGCTCGGCTCCGAGGTGGGATGGAAAAGGTATCTTACCCGTTATATTACGGATGACGTTGACGTAAATATTACATTCTCGGAATCACCAGAAAGGATTTAAAATGATTTTACAATACCATATGCTCCGAGGAAATGAGTTTCCTCCTGTGAGAGCAAACCCCAGCGACGCGGGCCTGGACCTACGCTGGGTCCCCGCGGAGGCATCCGAAACAGCCTTGGCGATCGCCCCCGGCGAAAGCGTGCTGGTACCTACGGGGTGCACCTTTGGAATTCCCCACGGCTATATGATGGAGATTAAGAACAAGTCGGGGGTAGCGTATAAACGCCAACTCTTGGTTGGGGCCTGCGTGGTCGATAGTGGGTACGAAGGAGAGGTTTTTGTTAACCTCCACAACATCGGGACTGAGGTCCAACACTTAGCCCCCGGCGACAAGGTGGCCCAAGCCGTGGTGGTCCCAGTGGTCCATGCACGCTTTGTGGCCTCCGATACTCCCGACATTTATGAGTGGTATCCGATTACCATTTCAGAGAGGGGGGACGGTGCTCTCGGGAGTACAGGACGATGAGCACTACCCTTCCTAAGCCCAAGGCGCGAAACCTGTATTTGCCGGAGCAGGTAAACCAGGAATCAATGAACAAGCTGACCAAGGCCATCATTGAAATAAACGAAAGCGACGAATACCTTCGACAACTATATGCCCTCCACGGCATTGAGTTGACGCCAGCGCCCATTAAGATGTATATTGACTCTTACGGAGGCGCTGTCTATCAGTGCTTTGGTTTATTGGGGGTAATGGAAAAAAGTACCACCCCTATTCACACTATCGTGACGGGTGCGGCGATGTCTTGCGGCTTTATGATTTTGATCACTGGCCACAAGCGCTTTGGATATGTTCATTCGACGCCCTTATATCATCAAGTGTCGAGCGGGTTCTGGGGAAAGGTGAAGGACTTGGAGGAGAAGCTTGAAGAAACGAAGCGCCTCCAAAAGAAGGTAGAAGCCCTCACCTTGGAGCGGACAAGTATTTCTAAAAAGAGACTCAGCGAGGTTCTTAAAAACAAAATTGATTGGTATATGACTGCTGAAGAAGCTCTAGCCTTGGGCGTTATTGATGAAATAATATGAAGAAGCTGCGCAAGGTAAATACTAAAAAGCGAAAGCAAGCACGTAAGGATGCCCAAGAGGCGTTAGCCTCCCAGGCGGCTTTGATGCAATCTCACCCTACAGAGTGCTGTTTATGTCAATCTCCTTTTACCCGGACACACGAAACTGTTAAGAGTTGGCACGTGACCATAAAAGAAGAAAGAGTTCGCTTGACATGTCCTGATTGTTGGAGTACAATAAAAGAAGTAGTAGCAAAGGAACAGAAACGATGAAAGAAGCCCTAACCTATAATGATGTTTTGTTAGTGCCACAATATTCAAACATTAAGAGTCGGTCGGAAGTAAATCTCTCTTCCATTCTCCGAGGAAACGGGCCAACCACGCGTCTGGCGCTGCCAGTCATCGCGAGCCCGATGGACACCATTAGTGAAGAAGAGATGGGAGTGGCTATGTGGCACTCGGGGGGCCTGGCTGTGGTACATCGATACAACAGTATCGCCGAACAGGTGGCCATCCTCGACGGCATAATGGTGACTGCAAATTGCAATGCTGCAGCCGCAATAGGCACAACTGGAGACTATTTAGATAGAGCGACAGCCCTTTATGATGCGGGCGTGCGAATCCTATGTGTGGACGTAGCCCACGGGCACCACATATTAATGAAAGAAGCACTTCATGAATTGCGTGAGGTTTTCGGAGACGCTGTTCACATCATGGCGGGCAACGTCGCAACCTTGGAGGGTTATAATGATTTGGTCGATTGGGGAGCCGATAGTGTGCGTTGCAATATTGGTGGCGGTTCTATTTGTTCAACTCGGGTTCAGACTGGCCATGGCATCCCGGGCCTTCACACAATTATTGATTGCGCGAGATCAGACAGGAACGCTCCCATCATTGCTGACGGGGGAATCCGTAACTCGGGGGATATTGTCAAAGCTCTGGCAGCTGGGGCTGACTTCGTTATGCTTGGTTCTCTCTTGTCAGGTACTGATGAAACTCCTGGAGATGTAATCAATACCCGCGACGGCAACGTTAAGGCCTATCGCGGAATGGCGAGCAAAGATGCTCAAATAGAATGGCGCGGGAGAACTGCGTCTTTAGAAGGGGTGGCCACTACAGTTCCCTGCAAGGGCCCCGTGGACGAGGTTCTTACTGAGCTGGAGCGGGGTATCCGCAGCGGACTCTCCTATTCGGGATGTCGATCTATTAGTGAATTGCAAGCCAAGTCTGTTTTTGTTCGCCAAACTGCTAGCGGCCAGCTGGAAAGCTCGGCCCACATTAAAAGGTAATCAATGTCTGACTTTCACGACACTCATTCACGGCTTTCTTTTTTCATTAATACTAAGAACCACGAGAACCTGAAGATTAGACTTTATTATGATGAGATTAAAACACAAACTGAATTTTTTAAGCTCTGTGTTGAAGCGTATCTAAACCAAGAAAAACTATTTATGGAATTCTTGGATGACTATAAAATCAACAAGAAGGTTCAATCTAAAAAGCGAACCTTGCAGTCTCGGAAGCTGCGCCACAAGGGGGAGGATATATTAAAAGATCTAGCCCTCTCAGACGAAGATATTGAAAACATCTTCGATATACTAGAAGAGGATTTACCAGAATTATGAGAGAATGTGCAAAGGAATGTTACCTAAAGAAGAGGGCGTGCGAAGAGAAGGAATGTCGCTTATATATAGAATATCCATCCGACTATAACTGCACTTCTATTGCTATCCAAAAATATGGACCCATGACCCTAGAGGAGATAGGCAAGAGGCATCACGTCAGTACGGTCCGTGCAAAGCAATTGGTGGACGCTGCCCTCGTGAAATTAAAAAAGACGTTAAAGAGAGAAAATACTATTTAAAGTAGCATATTCCGCGATGATGTTAGGAGATTAATCGATTATGTCAAATAAAACACTATTAAATGAAGCGCAAGTTCGTAAGTTTATGAAACTTGCATCCCTGGAGCCTCTAGCCCCAGGATTTATCCACGGCCTGACGGAGCGCTCAACCCACGAAATGGAAGAGAGTCACGGAAATGGTAAACTGGAACTGAATCAGACGGACGATGGCCTAGGCCGCCGCACGAACCGCGCCGGACAGCTTTCCGAGGAAGAAGGCCTGGAAGATATGGCCCTCGATGCCGAGGAAGACGCCGGCGATATGGAGCAGGACGTTGATGACCTCGACGCCGTTGCCGTTGCAGATGAAGCGGGAGCCGACGATGGCCGTATGATTGCGGTCGATGATTTTCTTTCGGCCCTAGAGACAGCCTTAGAGTCTGCACTCGGAGATGAGGTTGAAATTGATGCCTCCGAACTCGATGACGACTCCGAGCACGACGAGCACGAAGAAGAGAATGCCGAACACGATATGGAGCACGCTGCTGACCTTGAGGATGACGCCGAGGAAGATATGGGCGACATTATGGAGGACAAGGCTTATACCTCCAAGCGAGAGAAGCCCGGCGCAGACAAGCGCAAGGGTGCCGAGAAGCGTGGTGCCGAAGGTACCAAGCTGAAGCAGGATGAGCCCGGTGGCCGCGGCCACAAGAAGGGTGACGATGCTTATGTCAACGAAGAGCAGGGTGCCGACGACCGAGAGGACGAGCACCTGGGCGCCGAAGATGGCAAAGAATCTGGCAAGAAGCAGAGTATGAAGGATCGCCGCAAAGAAATGCGTGGTGCCCGCCGTGCTGCTGGCGAAGCCGGAGACCCGGTCCCACACCAGGAATCGCTGTCTGCCACTGACGATCTTGTGGAGGCTGTCACCAAGCGTGTTGCTGCCCGAATTCTAAAGAGCGCACTCGCGAAGAAGTAAAATAACGCTTGACTTTCAAGCGCTCCTAACATATACTAAAGGCTGTGGGTAACCCCCACAGCCTTTTTAGTTTGGATAGATTATGTATGAAGTAACAATGCAAGAACTTTCAGTGTTTGTAGTTCTTGGTTTTATGTGCGGAGTGTTCACCAGTTTCTACTTAACACGGTTTTTTGAGGTGGTCCACATGTGGCGCCTTCTCCGACAAGTCATCGCCCACGTCCTCCTTATTTGTATGAAGATCGTTGAGGATATTGCTTTCCTCGAACAATTAAAGCGGAAACAAATGGTGGAGTCAGGAATGACCCC